TTCAGTCATGCGCGGTAAACCTCTTTTCGTCGGTAACAAAACGGTAGTAGGCGCGTGTTACGCGGTGGGGGATACTGGCGCAAGCCCTTGCAAGTATTGGGTTACCGCTGGCGGTACTTTGTCGCCCGGCCAGTAAAACCAATGCCATGGCTCGGCTGGCATTACCTCAAGTGACCAACCAAATGCGGGGCCATGCTCACACATAAAGGCAAAAGTTTCGCCCGACATGTTGGCAAAATCAACGGCCAAACCCAGGTTATGGCGACTACTACCCGGCACCGCCATTGGCGCATTGCCCGGCTTTAGGTAATAGTTTTTGTTTTCGTATACTCGAGGTTTAACGCCGGGTATTGGCTCTAATTGGTAACGGGCTAAAAACCCTTGGCGCTGTAATGAAACGCTGCGGTATGTGTCACCGGCGCTAATGGGCTTAAATTGTTTAAGGCCTGACGCAAACGCCAGCGCTCTAACCGCGTTGTATGCGTTGGCTGCTAATGGGTGCAATTTGCCAAACGGTTTAACGTCTACTAATAGGCTTGCTGGTAGTTCACCGGGTTTAACGTGCGCCAAATTGGCGGGCATTACCAATTTTTTAATCGGTGGTTGCATTGCTGCCGGGCTTACTCTTTAAGCCGTTAGACGCTACAAGGCCGCTAAGTGTGCCGGTAAGAAATACAAGCAAAGTAGATAGCAGGTCAATTAGTTGCGCGTCGGTTGGTGCCTGTTCGGTTGGCTGATCTACAAACAAAATGCCGTAAATAAATGCCATGACGGTAAAAGAAAAGCACAATGCCATTAACCGGCCGACAAAAACTATTAGCGCGGCGTGATGCTGTTCGGGTGTCTTAATCACACGCGGCCTTAGTAAAGCATTGGTATTCAATATTTGTTTTAGAAACTGTGCAACCACTACAACCCCACAAAACTACGCCGATAAGTAAAGCGTATCCGATCATATAACGCCACTTCATGCTTCGATTGGTTCGGGTTCGGGTGGCCCTACAAATTCGCCGTATTCGCCTATTGAGGGGTAAAACGTGTAACCAATACCTGCGTAGCGGCCTCTAAAATTCGAGTTATAAGAGGTTTGCAACCATTGGCCAGTTAAGCCGATTGACGCAATAAATGCTTGTCCTACCGGTTCACTTTCCGGAAAAGGCAAATAGTCGATGGTTTCGTTATTAACGGCAATAACCGTTATAACTAAATTTGTTTCGTCAATTTCTGCAAAGTATGCCATTAGAACGTAATACTCCCCGAACCTGTAAACGTATAAACTCTGTAGCCGCTTCGTGAAACGGTGCTTACTGTTGGGCTTCCAGTAGTTGAGGCTGCAGCGGCAAAAGTAGATGGGTAAGCAATAACCACTACACCCGAACCGCCCGCGCCTGCAGTTGCATTAGAAACCGCTTGCGTGCCGCCGCCACCGCCACCCGTATTTACTGTTCCCGAACCGCCTAAAGTTCCTGCAGTACCGTTACCGCCGCCGCCTGCGCCACCTGTTCCGGGTACAGCACCACCGCCACCACCGCCGCCGCCGCGTGTTACTGCTGAACCTGTAATGCTGTTGGCTGTTCCTGCGCCACCGTTTGAGTTTTGGCCACCGCCGCTACCGCCTGTGTAAGTTGTGCCTGCGCTTCCTGCTACGCCTGCGGTTTGTGTACCGCCGTTACCACCTACAAGACTTGCACTAAAAGTAGAAGTGTTACCAACTCCACCGCCAAGAGGGCCAATAAAATTATTACCTGCGGTGCCGCCGCCACCCACCGTAACGGTATAGGTAGTACCTATGGTAATAGCAAACGCCGCGTTAAACGAACCGCCCGAACCACCACCACCGCCACCGTTTGTAATACCGGTATTACCTGCAGCGCCACCGCCGCCGCCGGCAACTATTAGATATTCAACCGATGTTAAAACCGCTGCCGGGGTAACTGTTGCCAAAATTTGCATGGCTTAGGCCACCAAGTTGCCAACTACTACCCAAGTGTCGGTAGCGATTTTTACACAAGTTGCTACGGAATATTGGCCGTTAGTTTTTAATTTTGTACCTTGGCTACGCAAAGTAACGCCGGCACCTGGGGTAATTGTGACTACCCCGGCACCTAGTTGCATTATGTTTATTTGCGTACCAATTCCAAACGCTGTAGTGCTGTTTGGTGGAATAGTTAGCGCGATGGCTGCCGCGTTATCGGCTGTAATTAGTTTGCCATCATCTGCTAAAACTGCGGTATATGTTGTGCCGGTTTGTGCGTTTAACGCAACCATGGCTATAGCCAAAGTCGTGCACTCTGCACTCGTTAAAACCTGACCCGTTGTAAATGTTTCACGTACTGCCATGCCGTTATCCTAAGACATTTAAGGCGTCGAGTGTGCCATATGTTGGGTTATCTAAGATCAGTTCGTAAACGATTACCGTAGGTGCCGTGTAATAGGTAACCCGGTGCCCGGTTACAAAATCTATGCGATGCTCGACGCCCTCTACGCTTAACTCTTGCGCCACTTCACCGCCGGTAAGGGTGTTGGTAATGGTGATTGTGTCGCCAATATCTACTAGGGCTAGGGTTTCCCGTTGTGCTGTAGTGATCATTTGGTAATCTGTTTGTACCCCGGTAAACGTGGCTTGCGGTTCGCCAACCAATAGGTAACTGGCAAGGGTTGCGGCTGCCGTGTCGTTGTGCAAAAGGCTATCGGTAATGCTTATTGTTTGTATTAGATATTTGGCTTGGCTGGCGGTGTCGTCTGCTACCTCGGGAACTGTTGCGCCCAAGTGTTGCACGCTGGCACGGTTTACAATTTGATCGGCATTATAGGTAATGCTTAAATTGTTGTAGGGAATATTTGTACCGTCGTCGTGGAAATCGGCAACGCTTCCGCTAATAGTGTTACCTATGCGCGGGTCAAAATTAAGCACCCCATTACGTGCCATAAAAATACGGCCCTGCTCGGCAGCCTGTATTTGGTCTATGTAAGCCTTTACGTTCGTACCCTCGGGCACCGTGTACGCCGACGCACCGCCAAGGGTTTGGGTGCCGGTGTTAATATTTCGACTGGCTACCGGATAGGCAACCTCGGGCAGGTCAAGTACAGCCGATAAACGGGCGCTACTTAATTGTTCAGTTGCGGCAAATTCAGCCATTGACGTTTGGGCTAGTAAGTAGAAATCGTCGGCGCAATAAACGGTAACGGTATTGTTTCCGCCTAATTCGTAGGCATAGTCATAATTGACGATCTGACCAGCGAACAATTCTATAAACGTATTAACGCTGTTGTAACGCCCAAACGAAACGCGACGCAATGGCGCAAGGGTAAATTGCCCGGCGGGGTCTACAAACGGGCTACTCGAGTACAGCGGGTTTAATATGCCACCAGCCAAACTATCGTCGAGGCTAAACGTCATAGTGCCAGCGCTAAATTGGTCGCCTATTTCACGCCTACCACGATTAACGGCAATGCTTTTGCTGTACTGCATCATTGGTGCAAACTCGGTAGTACCGTCTAAAACGTATTGCGTACCGTCAAGTATTCCCTTTACTGCGTCGTCAAGGGTAAACGCATCTAACTGAAAACCCGTATCTATAAATAGTTCATAGTCACCGCTAGCAATAACCGAGGTAGCCATTACGCCACCGCAATATTGGCGGGGCCTGCCGCCCTGTTATATGCACGTATAGCATTTACGATCGCTTCGCCGGCAGTTGCGTTAGGCACAAGGGTAGACAAGTTAATAGTTATATTTCCGCCACCCATGTTGCCTAATTTTGATAAAGGTATTACAGCCTCGGGGCCGCCGCCCTCACCAATAAGCGCAAGGGTTGGCTTTGTAACTATGCCGCCCTCTGCCATTGCTGGCACGCCTGATACAACTGGCGCAAACTTGCTTACGCTTTCCGAGAATTGGGCGCTTATACCTTTTAGGTCGGCGATCTTTAAGCCCTTGGCTTTTAGTCGTTTTTGTGCCAAATCAAATGCGGCCTCGACACCCTGCAAATAGGCTTTAGCGTTATCAACACCCGCGCCATACCATTGTTGGGCGGCCTGTTGCCCGATAGTTACCGCTGCATTATTGGCGGCGTCTACTAGCGCGTTAGTTTCGTTAATCGCACCAACACCACCGGCGATAAGTTCAGCCGCAATAGCCGCGCCGCTTTCCCCGCCAGCGTCTAACACCGCTTGTAACGCCTCTTGGCTTAACCCTAATTGCAGCAACGTTTTAACATCGGTGCCGTACTTAACAATGCCGGCTACCTGATCGCGCAAGCCTTGTAGAAATCCTGCCCCGGTTTCGTCGCCTGCGTCTTTAGCATCGGCAAACGAAAACGCGTCTTTAACGCTGTCGCTAACGTTTGTAGCAAAATCGGTAAAGGCTGTTTGTGCATCGGTTAGTTGTGTTTTGGCATCGTCAAGCGCGGCCTTTAGATAATCCTGTAACGCTTCGCTTGCCTCTTTAATCTTGTCGGCCATGCTCTTAGCGGCGCCACCGGTTTTATTTAATCCCTCGGGTAGTGGGCCTAGGCCTTTGTTTATTTCGCTTAGTTGAGGCCCAAACGGTTTGATGGTTTCCACCGTGGTTTTGGTTGCGTTCTTAAATGCTAGAAACGCACCGGCAGCAACGACCAGCCCGGCAGCAATGGCGGCAGCACCAACGCCAAGAGTTAGCGCGGTGTTAGCCGCGGCAGCCGAGGCGGCAAGTGACCAGTTAAGCGCGGTAGTTACCACGGTTACAGCATTAGCGATTACTTGCGCGGCCTTAAATCCGATAAGCGCGGTGGCAATAGCGGCAATGGCTGTGCCTACGGCAAGCAATGTGCCTACGTGATCTTGTGCCCAATTACCAAAACTAATAAGGTACGGCAGTACCGCTTCGACTGCCGGCAGGATAGCCAACCCGATTGCCTCGGCGGCTTCGCTTAGCGCAATGTTTAACCGCTTAAATTTGCCCTCTGCGGTGTTCGCTGCAACCGCTGCCGAACCGCCAAACGTGCGCGACAACTCGGCCATAACCTCGTCGAGGCTGGCACCGTCTTTAATCATTGAATACAACTGCGGCGATAACTGGCGCAACGCTTTATAGTTGCCGCCATAGGCCTTGGATAGTGCGTCGCTTACTGTTGCTAGGTCTGCACCGGTACCCGCTGAAACGTCAAGCGCCAAGGTAAGCGCGTCGTTAGCGGTAGCCAAATCTTGTGTACCTAAAACAAGTGATGCCAACGCGGGGCGTAATTGTTCATCGGCTACACCGGTAGCCATAGCCATTGCGCTAATTGAATCCTCGGTAGATGCTATTTGTGCGTCTGTAGCACCAACGACGTTTTGCAATGTTTTGGCTAATTGGGCTTGCGCGGCGCTGTCCTCTATGGCCGCTTTAACGCTGTAGCCAGCGGCAGCGGTAAGCGCACCCAATGCGGCAACGGCTGGCAAAAATGCTTTACCTGCAATAAAACCGGCACGCTCTGAATTGGTCTCAAGTTTCTTTAACTGGGTAATGGCTTTAGTAAACCCTGAACCGTCAAGGCTGCTAATAATCGGTATGTTAATTGCCACGATTGAACCCTAGTTTTCTGTTAGTGCGTCGGGCAACGTCATTTACCACTAACTCTACTTTGGCTTCCACGGCCTC